TGAACATATAGAACTTTAAATATCGGAATTTAGCACCTTAACAGGTGCTATTTTTATACCCGTAAGGAGGTAAAAAATGCCGAAGCCGAGAGATGCCCCCTGCAAACGCCCTGACCGAGACGGTACACATCGTTTGCAGTTTGAGAGCAATAAAAAGAAAATTTACGCAACGCAGGAAGTCTGCGGGATATGTGGAAAGCCTGTTGACTTTGGCTTTAAATTTCCTCATCCGCTTTCAGCCTGCATTGACCACATCATTCCGGTCGCAAAAGGCGGACATCCGTCCGACATCAGCAATTTGCAGTTGGCACATATGTGCTGCAATCGCCAGAAGTCGGATAAGATCATTGAAAAACAGGATTTTTCAACAGGTATTGTTGAAGTAATATCAAACAGAGTACTGCCTCAAACATACGATTGGAAAAATATATGAAAGGAGTATCTGCATGGGCGTTGAAAAGCGTTACGGCAGACAAACTCCTACAACCTCTGTGGTCTTATCATATCAGGATTCTCGCGGAACAGAAGCAATTGACATCTATAATCGTTCCAACAAGGGTGTTCTGCCGTGGCAGGAGCTTATGCTGGAAGATATTATGGCTGTCAATGAAGAAGGCTTGTGGACTCATATGGAGTTCGGCTGGTCTATTCCGAGAAGAAACGGCAAGTCAGAGCTGCTTATAATGCGGTCAATGTGGGCGGTGCAGCATGGAGAACGAACACTTTACACGGCACACCGCACTACAACTTCCCACAACGCATGGGAGAAAATAGTAGAGAGACTTGCCAAGGCAGGATTCAAGGAAGATTTAGACTTCAAGACTACCAAAAAATTCGGCTTAGAGGAAATCATATGGCTAAACGGCGAAGAAGAGGAATGCGGAGTGATAAATTTCCGCACACGCTCAAGCAAGGGCGGACTTGGTGAAGGCTACGACCTTCTCGTTATTGACGAAGCTCAGGAGTACACATCGGATCAGGAGAGTGCATTGAAGTATGTTGTTACTGACAGCAAAAATCCTCAGACTCTGATGTGCGGAACGCCTCCGACGGCGGTTTCGTCAGGAACAGTATTTTTGAAATACCGCAAGGAATGTCTTTCGGGAAGCAAGGAAGATGCAGGCTGGGCAGAATGGTCAGTTCCTAATCTGACAGACGCTCATGACCCTGACTTGTGGTACGAAACGAATCCTAGCCTTGGGTATATCCTTTCAGAAAGAAATATCCGCTCCGAATTGGGCGACGATCAGGTCGATGATAATATCCAGCGACTTGGTCTGTGGCTTAGATACAATCAGAAATCAGCTATCAGCAAGGAGGAATGGCTTTCCTGCACAGCAGACAGTCCGCCTCAGCTTTCTGAACCTGTAAAGCTGTATTATGGTATCAAGTTTGCCAAAAACAACGGAAATGTTTCACTTTCTGTTGCGGTAAAGACGATTGACGGAAAGATATTCATTGAAAGCATTGACTGCCGACCAATCAGAGAAGGCAATCAATGGATAATTGACTATCTGATAAACTCAAAAGCTAAAAAGGTGGTAATCGATGGAGCAGGGAATCAACAGATACTTGCTGATGATATGAAAAACGCAGGGGTAAAATGCAAAGCAATCTTGCCGAAAGTGGCTGATGTGATAGCGGCTAACGCATTATTTGAGCAAAAGCTTTTTGATATGCAGTTGCTGCACATGGCACAGCCGGCATTGATTCAGGCTGCGTCCAACAGCGAACACAGGGCTATAGGAAACTCAGGAGGTTTCGGCTATGTGTCGATACTGGAAGGCGCAGACGTATCCCTGCTTGAATCCGCAGCTCTTGCAGTATGGCTGTGCGCCAATGTCAAGGAGCGGAAAAAGCAGGAGATAACATATTAACTACCCGACTACGGGGGAAAGTAGGAGAATTATGTCCGAGGAATTCAAGACTATCGAAACACAGGAAGCGCTTGACGCGATCATTAAGGAGCGTTTGGAGCGCAACACAAGAAGCGTGACAGATTCTGTCACCAAAAAGTACGAAGGCTATATCTCGCCTGACGAGTATAAGAAATCAACTGACAGCATCGAGGTGCTTAATAAGCAGCTTGAAGAAAACAAGCAGACGATAGCTGATCTTACTGCCAAGAATGCGAAATACGAGAGTGACTCGGTAAAAATGAAAGTCGCAAGAGAAGCAGGACTGCCTATCGAAATGGCTGACAGGATATGCGGCAAGGATGAAGCGGAAATGAAGGCAGACGCAGCAAAGCTTGCGTCATTTATGAAATCCTCGCATTCGCCGCAGTTGAGAGATCCCGAGAGCGGCGAAAGCTTGTCAGGTGTGGAGGCAGCATTCTACAAAAGAAATCCAAATTTAAAGAAATGAGGTATTTGATCTATGGCACATGAACATCAGGAAAGATATTCAGAACTTACCCTCGTAAAAATGCGTGCTGAACTCGCGCTTAAAGACGGTGTTGTCTTTAATAATGACTATGAGGGCGACCCGAAAGCCGGTGCAGTCAAAGTTCCGGTAAGAGATAAAGAGGTTGAGGTATCTGATTATAATAAGTCAACAGGTATGAACCCGACAGAGGGCGCTACATCATACAAGACGATCGTTATAAGCAAGGACAAGGGCGTGAATGAGATCATTGACGGATATGATGAACAGTCTGTACCGGATAATCTCGTTGCTGACAGACTCGACTCGGCAGGTTATTCACTTGCTTCGGTTGTCGATACTGACGGCGGTTCAACTCTCCTTTCAGGCGGTACGATCGAGAACGTTGAGAGCATCACAACTGCAAATATCTATGATATCATTGTTGAGATCCGCAAAAATATGTCGAAGGCTAATGTTCCGAATGATGGCAGCCGATATATGCTCGTAACACCTGATATTTTTGCGATTCTTCTTAAATCGCCACAGTTCGTATCAGCTTCAAGCCTTGGAGACGAGGTGAAGCAGAGCGGTATCATTGGCAGAATTGCAGGATTTAATATTATCGAGTGGAATGACAGTACCGCGAACCTCGCAATGATCGCAGGTCATCCGCGATTTGCAACCAGAATCAAAGAATGGAGTGTTCCTGTGCACATTCAGAGTCTTGATGAATCAGGAAAGTATATAGGAGCAGTTGCTGTACAGGGCAGAATGGTTTATGACCATGCCGTTCTTCGTGCGTCGGCTATCCGCTGCGTATTCTCGCCCGCAGTTCTTTCAGGATCTCTTGCGGCTGCAACAGGTTCCGGCACATCCGGCAAGACTGTTGTAACGATCAGTTCGGGCAATACGGGTACAACATACGCTTACAAGGTCAATCCTGCGGAAAGAGCAAAGTACGGCGTATCATCTGCAAACTATGGCGGTACTGCTCTCACGAGCGGCACTACAGCTATCTCAGTATCGGCAGGCGATGTGATCGAAGTTGTTAATTTTGACAGTTCCGCAGCAGTTGCAGCAGGCTACTTTACAGTATCAGCCGATGATATTGCTAAGTGATGGTATATGCAACAGTTTCTGATATAACGGCAAGCGGATACACTCTTACTGCACAGCAGCAGGATGCGGCAGAGGTTTTACTCGAAACCGCGTCCGCAAAGCTGCGATTACAGGCTAAAAGATTCGGCAAGGATATAGACGAAATGATCGCTTCCGATGAGGATTATATCCTTGCTGTAAAATCTGCTGTTATATCTTCGGTGATGAGAGCGATGAACAGTATCGGAGATACATCTCCGCCTGCGACGCAAATTTCACAGTCAGGTCTTGGTTATACCGCGTCAATGACATATCTTAATTCCGGTCAGTCGCTGTACTTTTTGCGAAACGAGCTGAAAGAACTTGGACTTATGCGCCAATCTTACGGAGCACTGGAGGTGTTCGGGTGAGCCTTTTAAAAGGAATGGATATAGAGATTTTTGAAAACGGCAGTTTTGAAAAGGTATGCGGGTGTCTCGTTGGTTCACCGTCGGCAGACGGGAAAACCTACACTATCGGCATTCCAAAGGGTGATATTCACAACTGGGTGAATAAGAAACTCCGCGTATTC